CTCAACTTTCTGCAAAAGGATAAAACAGGATGGGTAGGACAAAAAAACAGGGAATTCCCTCAGTCGTCATGACTCGCGTGGGGGATCTCACCCCTTACGCAAGGAACTCCCGAACGCACTCAGACGAGCAGGTCGCGCAGATCGCTGCGTCGATAAAAGAGTTCGGTTGGACCAACCCGATCCTGATCGACGGCGAAAAAGGAATCATTGCTGGCCACGGCAGGCTTAAGGCTGCGATGCGGTTGGGCCTCGAGGAAATCCCGGCAATAGAGCTATCGCACCTGACCGAGATTCAAAAGAAGGCTCTCATCATCGCTGACAACAAATTAGCCCTGAATGCCGGATGGGACAATGAGTTGCTCAGTCTGGAGCTCGAGGAGTTGGAGCTCGAGGGATTAGACTTAAGTCTTACTGGCTTTGGTGAAGAGGAAATAAGCGCACTTAAACCCGAGGTTGTAAACGAAGGATTGACCGACGAGGACGCTGTCCCTGAACCTCCACCGGAGCCTATTACAAAGCCCGGAGATATTTGGATACTAGGCAAGCATAGGCTTATGTGCGGCGATAGTACAAGCGTGGATGCCGTAGAAACTCTTGTGGCTAATGAAAAGATTGATGTTTTATTTACCGATCCTCCTTATGGAATCAATTTCAAGCCTCAGCGAGGAACCCACGGAACCATTTTGAATGACAATTTAAATGACAAGGAATTTGATGATTTTTTAGACAGCGTTTTTGGTGCGGCATTAACGGTTATGAAGCCAGACACTTATGCTTTTGTTTGGACGGGATGGTCAAAAATTGGCGCGTTTGAACGATCTTTGCAAAAGTTTTTTAAGATTCAAGCTATGCACGTTTGGGTTAAAAATAACTTTGGGATTGGTTATTACTCTCGCCCTAAACACGAACCTTTTTATCTTTGCTTAAACGGGAAACCTATTTATCCAAATACGGCTCCAGCCGATGTTTGGGAGTATGCCCGTGTCAACAAAACAATTCACTCTTGCGAAAAACCTGTAGGTTTAATTCAAAATATTATTGATTCATATCATAAGAATAGTCTGGTACTTGACCTCTTTGGCGGCAGTGGTAGTACGCTTATTGCCTGCGAGAAAACAGGTCGGTCTTGTCGAATGATGGAACTAGACCCAAAATACTGCGATGTCATCGTCAAGCGATGGGAAGAATTCACCGGACAGAAAGCGAGGCTAGAAAATGCAGCGGAAATATCCACCTGAAGTTCACTTAGTACACGGCACAAAGGGAGAGAACACTGGCATCCCGCTGCCGGAGAAGGTAAAGATTAGGGTTCCGTTTGCCGAGTGGGCAGACAACCCGGCTTTATTTAACCGCGAGAGGTTTGTAAAAGAGACCGCCGACTATTTGTTTGATGTCTACGGTATCGGATCAGATCAGGACAGGCACACTCTCATGATGCTTGCAGACCAGCTCCAGCTTTACATTGACGCAAGGAAAGAGCAGGCAAAGCATCCTTTAGTGGTTAAGACTAACGGCGGCAAGACTCACGCTCCGAATCCTTACATTAGTCTGGCAAACAAAGCGATGGAGAACTCCATCAAGCTGATGAACGAAATGGGGCTTACTCCGCGATCTCGATTGGCGGCAAACAAACTTGAGGACGGCTCTAAGATGGGCGAATTTCTAGCAGGGCCTAAGTTCGGCACATGAGAATAGAAGATGGTATTGCTTACGCTGTCGGCATTGTAAAAGGCGAGATCGACGCTTGTCGGAATGTTCGCCTAGCCTGCCAGCGGTTTCTTAATCACATAGAAAACAAAGAATGGGAATGGGTTTTTGATCCTAGCCCGGTCAATCACTTCCTACAGTTCGCCGGTCTCTGTAAGCATGTAAAGGGACAGTGGGCGGGATACTCTGTAAGCCTTGAGCCTTTCCAGATCCTTATTGCTTGCGCGATCTATGGCTTTAGGCACAAGAAAGACCGGCGTAAACGGATGGTGCAGGATGTGATTGTTTACATCCCGCGCAAGGCTGGCAAATCGACGCTGACGGCTCTTATCGCACTTTATGAGCTAGCCTTTGGCGAAGCTGGCGCAGAGGTTTACACGCTCGCTACAAACCGCGATCAGGCATCAATTGTTTTCACGACGGCTAAGGGCTTCGTCGAAACGTTGCCGCAGGAGATCTCTAGGCTCTTCATTCTCGGCAAGTTCACGATTGTGAAGAACGGCGACAGCCAGAGCATGATGAAAGCTCTCTCCAGAGATACTAAAAAGACTGGAGACGGGCTCAACCCTTCGTGCGCGATCATTGACGAAGCGAGTCAGATCGTAGACAGGAATGCGATTGAGGTCTTGCATTCGGGGATGGTATCTCGACTTAATCCTCTTCGGCTATACATAACCACTGCGAGCTTTACAAGAGACACAAAGTTCTTTGAGGATTTTCAGGTGATGGAGCATATCCTCCATCAGGATGTTCCTGACAATCCTCGATGGTTTGGCCTTCTTTACTCTCTGGATGCTGGTGATGATTGGAGAGACGAAAAGGTATGGGCTAAAGCTAACCCGATGCACAATATCTCGGTCTCGCACGACGCGATTGTTGCCCGCTGTGAAGAGGCGAAGATTAAGCCCGCTGCGCTTAATGAATTCTTATGTAAGACACTTAACGTCTATGTATCAGCCGAAACTGCGTGGGTTGACCGCACACATTGGGATGAATCCGTAGGGCTGACAGACCGTGAGCCCGAAGCGGTATTTATCGGTTTTGACCTAGCGGCAACACGAGATCTGAACGCTGTTTGCACGTTAAAGCGATTTGCCGAGGACGATTACGAAGCGGAATGGAAGTTCTTTCTTCCCGAAGATGGCTTTGAGTTACTGCCAACTCATTATCAGGACATCTTTAGGCAAGCAATCAATTCGGGGATCTTGCACATCACGGAAGGTAACGTGATGGACGATAGAGAAATTTCAGCGTATATTATTGGGCAAAGCCAGAAATACGACATAAAAGAAGTAGGCTACGACGCTTACAATGCTGCGGCTTTAGTAGCAAGGCTTTATGAAGTCGGAATGCCGGTAAAGAAAGTCGGTCAGGGCATGGCGGTGCTTTCTAACCCGTCTAAGCATGTCGAGCGACTCATCTTAGGCCACAAAATCAGACACGACGGAAACCCATTCTTAGGACATCAACTGGGCAATTGCGAAGTGTTTACAGACGTTCAAGGCAACATCAAAGTCAAGAAGGCCGGTGTGGATCGCCACGCTAAGGTCGACGGGATTATTGCCTTAATCATTGCGATGCACTGTAGTCTGGACAACCCGATGCCGTCTGAATCGTACGGATTCAGAGTCTTTTAGGGGTAAAAATGGGCTTATTCGACGTATTTAAGCGTAAAACAAAGGCCGAAAGTAACTCTTTATTCGGAAATAGCGTCCTCGGAAACAACGTCATGCTCCGCGGTAAGGGGCAGGGCTACGGATCTAACCAATTACTGTACGTTACGACCTCTGCGGTTAACGAAGCAGGTCGAACTGTCGACATAACGACACTTGCTAGAAACTCTACTGTGATGGCTTGCGTGGGAGCAAAAGCACGTTCTCTTGCTCAATTGCCTGTAAAGATCATGTCTAAGCAGGCTGACGGCACGTTTGTAGACACACAGACCGATCCTAGCGTTCCTGAGCGCGAAAAGAGCCGAGCAGCAAGCGTTCTTAACCTTCTTGCGAATCCTAATAACTTCCAGAGCCAATACGAGTTTTGGTATCAGTTCACAATGTGGCATGAGCTTGCCGGTGAGACTTTCGTATTACTCTGGAGGAAAGACGCAGAGGAGCCGACGCAGATTCCGCTCGAGATGTACGTTCTTGACTCGACGCTAATCGTGCCGAGGATCTCAGAGACGCGTTATCCGTTCTACACGCTTACAAGTTCGTCCTACGGCTTCAACAAGGATGAGCCGCTCAAGTATTTTCAAGTGATGCACACGAAGTCTGAGCCGTGGCAAGGCTCCAGTTCGTTCAACCGCTTGCAAGCTGTTGAGTTAGTTTCCTTAGATCAGGACATCGACCTTTATTCCAACTTCATCATGTTGAACGGTGCAAAACCATCTGGTTTGTTCCGTACTGAGCAAGTCATCCCTGACTCAAAGTTCAAAGAGATTGCATCCCGTCTTAAAGAAGCGTGGACAAACATGCTTAACAGCCAGCCCTCGGATCAGAGTAAGCCGGGGCAGTCTATGTTGTTGGATGCGGGCATGACCTACGAAGCAATCAAGCCTCTAACGCTTCAGGATGTGGATGCAAGAGAGCTTAAGAAGCAAACAATGACGCGTATCTGCGGATTGTTTGGTGTACCTCCCGCGATGATCGGAGTCGGCGAATCGAAGTACAACAACACGCAGACGATGTTGGATGAGTTCTACAAGAGCACGATGATGCCGTTCATTACGAACATCGAGCAGCGGTTAAAATTGTCGCTACTAAAAGGGTATCCGAATTTACACGTTCAGTTTCAGACGCAAGACTTCCTAAAGGGCGCTCCGCTGGATCAGATGAATTACGTCGTTGCAGGAGTTAAGAATGGGATTCTTACGCAGAATGAGGCCCGCGAATATCTGGGACTTAATTCTCTCGATGGCGCTGATGATCTGTTGCTTGCCGCTGGTGGCGATAGCGTTATTCCCGGCAGTTCTCCGCAAGACACTGGCGGTGGTGGAAACCTTAAGGTGGTCGGCAAAACAGGCAGAGCCGGAAATGCTTAAGGATCTATTAGAGAAACTCAAGGCCGCGGCGGATAAAAGGAAGCCAAAGCCTAAGTTGGTAGATGGAATGGTAAAAAAGGAACCTATCAATGGCTAAGAACATCACTTTTTTCTACGAAGCCAAAGTTGAGCTGGGCAGGAAAGCCGACGAGGCAACGGGCGAACCTACGGGTGAAATCGAAGCCACACTTACGACGTGGGGCGCGAGAGAAGGCGCAGACGGTCGCAGGTTCTTTTATACGCCGGAGGCTTTTGAGGCGTGGCACGAGATGTGGATGGATGAAGGAAGGCCGCTTCCGATGTACTTCCAGCACTCAAGCGACATGATGCCCGTCGGCGAATGGTCACAGTTCGACATTACTGACGAAGGCATGACCAGTAAAGGAAAGATCTTCCTGAACACCACTTCCGGGTCTGATCTTTACACGATCATGAAGGAAAGCCCGAGGATGGTTGGCGGCGTTTCTGTCGGTGCTTATGCTGATGAGTATCAAATGGTTGATGAGAACGGCGAGCCTACAGACGACCCCGACATGTTCTTTCAAATCGTCAAAGGTGGCCTAGCCGAGGTTTCCATTGTGATGCAGCCTAATAATCCGAAGGCTGAGATCAGTAGACTTGAGTATTGGATGGGCTCAAAACCCAATCCGAGAACGATTGAGAAGGCTTTGCGTGATGCAGGGCTATCTCGCCGGGATGCGACCGCCGCGTCCGGTGTGTTGAAAGCCATTTTGGAACAGCGTGATGCTGTGGGCGATCAACAAACTGCCACTCAGAGTGAGTCTGATGCGGCGGAGTTGCTGAAAGCGCTCGAATACCGCGAGCTGCTGAAAGCTATTTCAACCCGTTAGGAGAATCAAAATGTTGGAAAAAGTCATTGAAAAACTGGATGCAATCGAAGCATCTAGCGCTGCAAAACTTGCAGAAACCGCACAAGCTGTCGAGGCAAAAGTTGCCGAGGCTGTCGAGTCGCTTAAGACCGAAACCGAAGCAAAGATTGCCGCTTTAGAGGCAAAAGTTGCCGCCCCTTCGATCATCCGTCCTATCCACAAGACCGTCCGTGGCGAAGCAAATCGTCGCTTTAAGGACGTTCTTAAGGAGTACATGAAGGCTGGTAACAACATCGAGCGCGAAGTCAAGATCTTTGAATCGGTCGATCAGTGCGAAGCGTACATCAAGGAAGCCTCGGCTCTTACGGGCTCCGGCTACGACGTTGGTGGCCGTACAGCTTACGATCCCGTTTTCGCTGCAAAGCGTCTCGGAAATCCCTTGATGGATCTGTCGCGTATCGTTGCAACCGACGGCTCTGCATATCAATTTAGAGTCAAAACCGGCAACGCGGGCGCACAGTGGGGCTACACCGTTCAGAACAACGGCACACCTACAACTGAAGCCACGAGCATTTGGCAGGTGATCCTTAAGGATCTAAACGCTCAGTTCCCCATCCGTACCGCAGCGCTTGATGACATCGACGGTCTTGAGGCTAACGTTGTCGACGATATGCTGATGGAGTTCCAGCAGGCAATGGCAACCTCGATGATCCAGAATAACGATCAGTCGGGAACCGGAACCTCTGTAACGACGGGCGGCGCTGATGGTCTGCGCGGTTTGGATCAGTACGCTGGCGCTAATGCAACCTACACGGGCGGCTCTTGCTCGACAGCTGCTTTCGGTACGTCTGGAACTGCAACGACCAACGGTCTGCACTCGCTTGCTACCTACGATCAGTTGACGACTAACGCCAACACGGTCGCGGCAAATAACGTGAACTACAAAGACGTAGTGAACTTTATTTACAGCCTGCCACAGCAGTATTGGACGGCCAGCGCAGCGTTCATGATTAACCCGATCCTGCTTCAGGGCATCCGCGGTCTCGTGGACGATCAAAAGCGTCCGATCTACATCGACGGTCTGTCACGTACTGATGGCATCGTTGGTGAGTTGCTCGGCTTCAAGGTTGCAGTCAACAAGTATGTCGACAATCCTAGCCAGCCCACCACCGGCGCAGCAGGGACTACGTCCTATTATCCGATGTACTTTGCGGATTGGCAGCAGTTCCACACGATCGTTATGCGTCTTTCGATGGTTCTCCGTCGCTACGACCAGACGCTCCCCGGTTCGATCACGTTCTACGGCGAAACTCGCGCAGCCACTTCGGTGCGCGATCCTAATGCCGGCGTTCGTTATCGTTCGACCGGTACGGCTGCTTGATAAAAGAGGGCGAAAGCCCTCTCCCTTTTGGAGAGATTATGAAACAGGTTATTTTGGAAGGCTTGAAAAAGGCTCTCCACGAGGGCAAAAGCACTGTCAACCTCGCGGAAGC